TTTGTATTAAATGTGCCTGCAAAAATACCAATACGAGCGTTAGATACTGGGTTTTGAACAAGGTCGGATTGTAAATCATAGATTACAGAAGCAGATGGAGAAAAGTTCATTCCACAAGACTTCATGTTAACACCGCTTGTGTTAATTATTTTTGTTCCACTTGTTGCTACAAAACTAATGGATCTGCCGTCTATTGGAGTAGTAATTGTTACGGATGGGCCTAGTATAAAATCTCCAAGTACTTGCATTGAAAGACTAAATTGATTTAAAAATAAAGTAGGGGAACCTAAACTAAAATCAATAGTATTAACATAATCAAACCCAGTAAATTGCACCGTAGCGGAACAGGTTGATGTTGTAAGATAGTTAAGCTGTTGATTTGTAGGAGACAAACCTCTTTCAAGCGTATAAGTTCCAGACGAACCCGCAATATAAACTTCTTTAGATCCTGTAAAAGATAAGTTTGGCAAAACTCCGCCAGAAGTAATAAAGTTTAAAGTACAAGCCTGACCTAAAATTAATTTACCAGTTGAACCAAAAGCAAGGACTGTAGTGAATTGACTTCCGATGTCGAATAAAGTCCCATCATACGTAAGTGAATTATTGTTTAGGTTTAGCGTTCCTCTATATAAATTAAAAGAATTAGAAACTACTTTTAAATTATCTAAAAGAGTTACTGTTATACCAGTTACATTTTGCTCAACGTAATCAGAAAACGAAAAGGTAATTCCATTACTTGTTATTTGGTGGTTTACTGCTCCTTGAAAACCTAAACGAAACCCACTAAAAGCGGTCATTCCAGAGCCAGTGGTTATGTCTCCATAAGAATTAAAAAAGCTTCCGCTTGTGCCTGTTAATGTTCCAGTAAAGCCAGTGCAGTTTAAATTTCTAAAGCTAACAGAATTTCCTGGTACGGTTACTGTTACTGCACCTGAAGCGGCATTAAAATAGACATCATCTGCAAACGTAGGTATGGATGCACCACCAGCCCCGCCAGATGTTGCTGACCATTTAGTGCCAGTGTTTCCGTCCCAATTTGCTGTGCCACCTACCCAATAGCGATCTGCCATCGCTTTCTCCTATTAAGTAATTCTAATAATTGCGGTAGAGGAGGTTGCTGCGGGGAAAAGAATTTGAAATGTGCCAGTTGTAGATGTTTTTACTCCTCCAAAATCTAAAATAATTACTGAAGGATTTGTGTATGTATGCGCTGGAGTGCTGTTATAAATCATGGCACCATATGCTGAAATTGTTGCGCTTGTCCAAGAAAAGTTACTAAAACTTGGAAACGCTGTAGTTCCAGACGTTGTGGGCGATACGTTAGTTAATAAACCACCACCAGCTACATAGGTACCAGAGTTTGGAACTTCGTTTGTTGCAGTATACGCAGTAGTAGCTGCCGTAAAACTAGCACTGTTATTATATAACGCACAGTAAAAAGAATCGCCGCCAGAAGAACGAAAATCATGTGCGCCCTCTAAAAGCTGTTGCTTAAAACTTGTACACATGTAATTGCCAGTAAATGCCATTTTATTCTCCTAACAAATTAATTAATTCAGGATAGCCAGCGTTTTTTAATTTATTTGCAATAGTAGCCCGATCGTTTTTTACTGCTTCTTTCATATAAACTACTAATATCTCACGGACATGTTCTTTAAAAACTAAAGCTTGTTCACGAATTGCTGGATGAGATTGATCTCCAACATAAAGAATTTTATCAAGTGCTGTTTCTGCAAGTTCTTCTGGAGTAAAACCACGATTGTCAACGGTTTTTACAAACACGCTTCCTACAACAGCGGTGCCATTTTCTTGTGTAATTATCATTTTACTGGGTACCTTACTTGACCTGTACGGTACATATCTTGTCGATCTTTACCGTCACCTAATTGTTTTAACAACGCCATAGACTCGTCATATCTTTTTTGATAGTTTGCAATTACATCTGCTTCACCTTTCATGTAGGTGTAGCCCTCTAGTAAAGAACCATAAAGCAAAGCTGAGTCAAAATTATTACCAAGCCAAGTAGTACTAGCCGTAACTATGCTTTCTGGATAGTAATAGTAGTGCATCTCAAAAGAATAACTAGCGTCTGGCGTTGGACCTAAGATACATGTATTGCTATCAAAAATAGCATAATGGGTTGGCACACCAATAGAAGATGGAAAGGGAAACGATTCCCTAATAAATTCTACATCTTTATTAAGCAAAAAAGACTGCGAACCAGTAGCGCTCCCAGAAGGCTGAATAACCGCTAAAGAGAACATTGCCAACCAATCAGATGGCATACCTAAATACTGATTATTAACTAAACACGTACCTATTACATTTTTTCGTAAAGCTGGTAATTGAACAGTATTATAAATACGCTGTTCTGCTTGCCGAATAAATGTATTAATTTGCTCAGTCGAAGTTAATCCCGTTGTTCCTGTTCCCGCCACATTAGTATATGCTGCGGCAGGGAAATCATTCTCAACGTATCCTTTGATAGTAGCAAACAAGGTAACGTAGTTCATGCCATTGGGCCTCTAGCCATTACGCCTTTAGTTGCTGCTCCTGTGCCACGGATCTTGATTCCAGAGGTTTTTGTTTCTGGCTGGCTTTTAAAAATATTGCCTACCGATGGACGCAAAGAATCTATTTGGTTTCCCTTTTTAACTACAGCATCTTGCGGATCCATTGTTCCACCTGACATTGTGTGTGGTTTTGCATATACATCAGCAGAACCGACTTCTTTGCCACCTTTTTTCATAGAGAACTTAGCCATTATCGACCTCTTCCAGCGGTTTTACGCATTCCTTGATTGGCTACACGGGCTAGATTACGACCCATCTTTTTCATCGCCATAGAGCTAACGCCATGTTTGGCAGTCTTGCCCTTTTGAATTGCGGCAGTGGGTCCACTATCACCTAAATTTTTACCTTCGGTCTTGCCTTTTTTGGCTATACCGTCTGCGCTTTTCTTAAACATTTTCAACTCCTTATGTTGTTGTTACGGTTACACTACCTACCTGACCTTCTGGTGCTAAATCGTTCGGTGTTAAACCGTCATCTCTAGCACCCCCAACAGGGTTCCAGCCCCATTGAAATATTCTACTACCTCCCGATATACTTCCAATCGAATCTAAACCTGAATTTTTATAACTTACATCTGGTCTAGGATCCCGTAAGGCTTGTGGATCGTTGACTGGATACATCCCTAATGACAACTGTGGCTGATCTGGATCCCAACAACTAGGGCAAACCTTAATATCCTTTACTTGTTGCTTTACAATAAGTTTTCGTAATTCCTTTAATTTATAACGTTGACCACAGCGGTCGCATTCCGCAATGGCGCGTTTTCCAGAAGCAAACTGATTAGCCATAGTTAGGCTCCATAAAACGTATTTCTAGGCACAAACCGAGATGGTGCCTTTTCCCTATCCTCCGTAGATGCCATTAGCCACTGTTCTTCATATTCTGCTTTTAAAAACTGCAATCGTGCCTGTCCATCAGGCAGTTTTTGAGCTATATAAAAGGCAAGTCCTGAGACCAAACAAGGCAGTAATCTAAAGGGAATGTCCTGTTCAAAGGTGCCGTTTGTACCAGCGTCTTGAACTCTACGTAGCCGCCAATAAATAAAGGTATACGGAGCACCACCAGCATCTGGGGTGGGCCAGACATTAATGCAGGGTAGGTTCTGTACTGTAATGGCAGCGCCTGTTATATGGGAAGCTGCAGTAGTACCGTTTTGTCCACGATTGCAATTGGTTAGTACATTTCCAACTACGTTGGTGTAGCTAATCGTCTCGTTGTCAATTTTAATAAATCCTGTATTAGTTAAATAACTAGAATCGCTGACTGTAATTGAGGTAGTTGTTGCGTTAATCGTGCCGTTTAGAGTTGCTGCTGAGGTATTACTCATCCCTGACTGGCGGTTAATCCAGACTTGAATTGGGCGTCCTGTAGCTAGTTTGTTGGGGATTGTAGCAAAAGTTGGCTCTGATATACGGGTAATTGAGATATCAATCTGGGTAGATGCATCTCCGTTGTTCTGGCGAATCTGATGGTCTAGGAGGTCAATCGTGTCCACTGCAAGAGGATAAATGCCTTGTCCTGTAACTAAGTTAATCTGACCCTGCTCAACTGTCCATAGATTAATGCCTCGGTTAGCCCACTCAATTGTCAAAAGATTCAAAGACCTACGGGCAGTACGCATATCGTAGCCCGTACGCAATTCTGTACCACAACGCTCAAAAGCCTCTTCAATGAGGTTATTTAAGTCTAAATTAAATGTTGTAGTTCCAGAAGTACTCATATCTTCCTATATGGTTTTACTTTTGCTTTTACTTTTGCTGGCTGGGGCACGAACTGCTTGCCTTGGGCTTTCCCCGCTCGTTTTGCTCGTGTTGTTGCTGCGTACTCGCTTGGGCTTAACGCTTGTATTGCTTTCTTGGGCAGGTATCTCTCGCCCGTCTCGGACGACTTCTTCCCTGACTTGGTCTGCCAGTCTTGGTCTCCCCAAGATTTTAAAGATTGCTGTGATTTTGCTAAACCACCCCCAGCCATCTTTTTCTTTTTGCTGGCGCAATGGGCTTTCTCCGAGAACCCCTTTGGGCTGTCGCAGTTGATCGACTTTTTGCGTTTGTCTGACCATTTCACTTATAGCCTCCACCAGCTGCTTTGTAGCGTTTAGCCATTAACTGGGCTTTGCGGGCTGACCATTGACCTGCGCCAGTACCTTGCACCGCAGCAGCTTTGATACTGTTAAAGATCCGTTTACGCAAACCAGGTTTGGTGTAATTACCCGCAGCATTGACATTACCGCCTTCTTTAAATTGAGTAAAGTCGGTATCATCCCTACGAGCCTTTTTCTTAGCACTAGGCATCTTAGAAGGGTTAATGGCGCCCATGCCACGGCTGGCTCTCATACCATTTTTCCCTTGGTTTTACCTTTAATAGCACAACCGTCGGCACGTTTAGAAGCGGAAGATACTTTGCCACCTTTTTTAAACTTTAGTGGTAAATAACGCATATTTTCTTCATCTGGCATGGCTTTTCCAGAACCACTAGACTTACGTTCTTGACGTTCAAATTTTTCAGCTTTCTTTTCGTATGGAGATAGTGTTTTTTCATCCATAAGCCTTTGCTTACGCTCTTCATAATTTTTGTAATGGTCTTTTTCCATAGTTACACCATCTTCCCTTTAGTCTTACCTTTAATAGCACAGCCATCGGCTCGTTTAGAGGCGCTAGATACCCTACCACCAGCTTTGTAGTTCTTGGTAATATCACGATTTGACTTAAGCATTGCTCCTCCACCACCGCTTTTACTAGATTTATCTAAGGCTTCCTTCATACGCTCAATCTCGGCTTTGGCAATCAGAGGACTAGACTTGGCTCGCTTATCTTCAAACTCTTTGTTCTCGGTAGCTTTGCCTTTTTGGTCCTTTTCTGGTGGATTGTGCTTCTCATGAACCTCTTTATACCCTGGGTCTGCAGGCTTTTTCCTCTGCAATTGCTCAGGTTCACCTTCAAGTCCCAAGTTTATTTGGGCTGAAGAAGCGATGGGTTTAATTGGACCAGCCATTTAGCAAGCCTTGCCGCCTGATTTC